ATAAATCGGTATCTTGCCATGGGCTTTACCAAAGTAGTGGAAGGTGATGGATCAGCATTTGATAATTCACAAGATGTAACATTGAAAGCCGTAGATAGATATATATATAAGAGAGTAGCAGATAAAGTGTATCATGTACCAAAGGAAGATTTTTTGAAATACTCTCAACTCCACTACAAGACAATGGATGTAAAGTATCACGTCAATGGAAAACCCAAAACTTATCTCACATACAAAGTCCTAGGCACAGTGTTTTCCGGAGATTGTGATACAACATTAGCAAACACAATTAGGATGGCATTATACAATAAATTTGCTAATGACATGTCCGGATTGGTATATGGCCAAGATTATGTCTTGTTTTCTAAGGGTGATGATTTTTCAGTACTATACAACGAGACAATACCAGATGATTTCATCAAGTCCATATATCAAACCTATTTCCTCACCAAGCCAACAGGAAAATATGAAGATATAGATGACAGACAAGGGGGATTAGGACAAATATGTAAATTCTTGGAAATAGGAGGACCAAATTCCTTCAAATTCTGTAGTCTTAGAGCATGGTATGTAGATCCCACAACTACAGAAAGAATAACACTCACACGTGATCCTAAGAAATTATTCACTCTATCCAAATATGCAATCAAGACCAAAAATTACTCAGCAAGGCAGCGTGTGAAGTATTTAATAGATCAAGCAGTGAGTTATGAAATCAATTATCCAGATATAGATATATTTATGATCATGGCATATGCATGTAGAGCAGAAGCAGCCAGAATCATGAACAATGCTAACATTTCAACAGACTACTACCAACATACATATGAAAAATTGAAGGCAAAGAAGGTAAGAGAATATAATTACGACTTTGGATATACAGAGCAATTGAATGAACGACTAGCAAAACTAATAGGAATAAAAGATAGGGAGAACTTTGAAGACATGGTTTATGCTAGCTATTGGGAAAATATGCAAGCAAGATACAATCAGAGGAAGGAATTTAATACCAAGGATGAGTTAGAATATATAAATCAACAGATAAATG